GGGCTCGAACCACCGACCAATTGATTAACAGTCAACTGCTCTACCGCTGAGCTACTCCGGAATAAAACTGGAGCGGCGTCTAGGATTCGCACCTAGCGAGCAGGTTGGACACCTTTTCTGTTCTAAACACGCCGCATTAAACTTGGTGCCCCCACACAGAATCGAACTGCAAACTGCGGATTACAAAACCACCGTTATACCATTTAACTATGAGGGCAAAAATTTGTCCTGCTTACCGTTATGCAGGGTCACCTTATCGTTGTGACGGCTTCTTTTTTTACTTGATTACTTTTTTGAGAAAGGAGAATCAAGTTTCTTGCTGTCATCCCGACAGTAAGATTCTATTATATAGATTATATATGCTGTTGTCAAGTATATTTTCTGGTATATTTTATGCTGCTTTATCCAAAACAAACTTCAATCTATCCGCTGCATAACTGGCAGCAAACGCTTTAGGTTTCACTAGAGGTGTTACATTACACATACCCTTAATGTAACCTATCGCCTCATTAATAACACATGATGACCCATGTAATTCGTTTGGGTTAATATCCAAATGTACTTCAACTTCTCTATCTTCCAATACATCTTGTAATTTAAGATACAATTCGGCAATCTTATAAACTTCATTCATTAAACGCATACGAGGTTTATCTCTTTTAGTATCAAAATCACGCTCACGCTGAACTTCACCAAAAATCTTACAACCGTGTTTACCATCAATATGAACTACAATAGCAAGAGTGTAATCAGCGTACCATTCATTTTCAATAACAAATCTTTCAGAATCACCACCAATATAAATTTTAGTTTCTTTACTTTGGGACTCAATGAAATCTTTCACTTCTTGAATATTAATAGTACGCACACATCCTCCGTATTATAAATGGCCTACCCCCAAGGACTCGAACCTTGACAAACAGTTTTGGAGACTGTTGTGCTGCCATTACACTAGGGATAGATAAACACTTGGTCGGAGTACAAGGATTTGAACCTTGGACCCTCTGCTCCCAAAGCAGATGCGCTACCCGCTGCGCTATACTCCGAATAAAACATATTTGTTTTATTATGGCGGGTGTGGTAGGATTCGAACCTACGGACCTGTTACAGTCGCTAGTTTTCAAGACTAGAGCCATCAACCACTCGACCACACACCCAAATAAAAAACCCCAAGACTTTTGATCTTGGGGTTTGTGTTTTAAACTAACACTTTATTTCCATCCCAACGGCTTCTCATCTATTGGACCATCAGGATTGTTTACCCCTTCAAAAATATCCCACAACTTCTCTTTAATTGCAAATCTGGAAAATAAACTTACTTCCATTCCATGTGCTTCAATTTCCCATGGTTGCAAATAGTAATCTACATCACTAGCGATTTTCATTCCCTTCCATCGTGTCAGAGATTCATTTGTTTCGCCATATACAAACTGCTTAATATGCACCATTTCATGTGCAAGTGTTTTCAATATATCAGCAGCACCAATCTCAGAATGTATTTCAATTAGAAATTCTCTTGGTTTACCACTATCATTAAAATCTTCAATAGATGCATAACCGTATACATCCAATTTTTTACTAAACTTTACTTTCAGAAAAATGTTATCACAGAGTTTTTTGGTAAGTAATTCTTGAGAATAAAAATTAACTGCACGCTTAACAAATGGCAAAAAACGCTTTTTATCGGGACAGCCAACTATACTTAAATGCATTTTAGGTCTCTCCATAGAAAGTTGACCCAATAATTGCATACCGAAGTTGTTATTCACACAAAAAGTATTTATCTCAAATTAATGTTACCTTGACATTACACTTTTCCAAAAATCTTAAACCTTCATCAGAACGGTAATATTGACTAAAATAAACCTTTCTGATTCCTGCTGTAAATATCTGTTTAGCACAATCCATACATGGAGAATGGGTCAGGAACATCGTAGATCCATCTCCAGACTCAGAACTCTTAGCAAGTTTAGCAATGGCGTTGGCCTCTGCATGAATTACTTCTGGTTTAGTTTTTAATACTGTTGTGTACTCTATAGGATATGAAGTACCAATTTCATCTGATTTTAATATTACATCATTAATAACTTCATCTTCACAATTATTATCCCAACCAGGAGGTGTTCCATTATATCCAATAGAAATAATTCGTTCATCTTTTACAATGATTGCACCAACTTGTAATCGTTTGGCTGTGGATAATTGTGCAAATCTCTTTGCAACATCCATGTAAGCATCAATAAATTTCTGTTTCATAATATATCCTTTGGTGCGAGTAGACAGACTCGAACTGTCAAGCCGAAGCGGGAGATTTTAAGTCTCCTGAGTTTACCAATTTCTCCATACTCGCATTTTGGTGCTCCCAGTTGGACTTGAACCAACACTCTGCCGATTATGAGTCGGATGCTTCACCTTTAAGCTACAGGAGCAATTTTGGTCCGGCGTGCAGGAATCGAACCCACGTTAGAGGAGTAGAAATCCCCTGTATTATCCACTATACGAACGCCAGATAATTTCACTTATTTTACACGCTCTAAATTATCTTTACGCATTAATTTTGTAGATGAATCATTTTCTCTAACTTTAACGGGAACAAAAACCACACCATCAATTTCTTTTGTTGGCCATTCTGGAGATGTAAAAAGAATATCTTGGTTAAATCTACTTTTAACCTTGACTAAAGATTGTTTAGTTTTCAATTTTTTCATAATAAAATTCCACACTAAGACTCTATTATACAGGAATAAAAAGGTCTTGTCAATAGGTGTTGCCAAAAAACAACACCTATTATTACCACTATTTACTTAATGGCAATTTTCTTGATGGCATCTTGTGCCTTGACCATGTTTTCCAACCATACTTTGAGCATACCATTTGTCAATTCGGCATCTTGAATTTCTACCTTGTCGGCAAGTGTAAACTCACGGTTGAAACCACGGTTAGCAATACCTTTGTATAGGTACTCTCCATCTTCATCTTTAACATTACCTTTAATTACTAGTTTTTTACCTTCCATAGTAATTTCAATATCCGATTTACCAAAACCAGCAACTGCCATTTCTATGACATATTTGTTGTCTTTGATTTGTTTGATATTGTATGGAGGATAACCAGTTGCTTTCTGTGCAGCTTCAGCAGCCTGACGGAAAGATTCAATAGTGTCACCAAAACCAATGGTAAAAGGATCTAAAGATTTGTGGAAGTTTTCCAGAGACGGAAATAGTTTGCTTGTCATAAGTTTCCCCTTAAATAAGCGAGTTATCAAAAAAACTGTAGACCCCGAAGGCATCTACAGTTCTATTTATAACATATCCTGGAACCTATGTCAAGCTGTGTGTGATTTCTTACCAATATTGTATTTTGGAACTAAATCCCAATCTTCCTTCTCTTTATGAGATATGATCTTAACCTGGGATAAGAAAATAGGTGTGGGAGTTTCGGATTGAGCCACATTGACAATAGTTACCAGTCCCCAATCTTGTAAAAGTTTGGCTATGGCATTCCTGCGTGAAAGATCATTTTCGGTAATATCAGTTGGTTTGCCATCTAATGCAAATAACTCTTTGAAATGTACAATATAATACTTACCTTGCTTATGTAATATGTGGCAAGATTGGTATAGTGTTCTGTCCTTCTTAGAAGCCACACCAATACGGGTCAATGTTTCTCTTACTTTTAGAAAATCATCCTTTTCGTTTAGTGTAACTTCAATCAAATCTACGATTGAAATCATTACTTGATCACTCCGCCTTTTGTTGTTTTTGCTTTTATTTCAGCGATTTGTTCATCGTTAAGAATACGCAAAACATCTTTGGCCTTCTCATTAGAATAACCAAAAAACTGCTTAACACATTCTATATCTTTATTTACATCAGCCTTTTGCCACGGTTGAAATTTCCGTTTCATAGGTCTGATAGTATTTAGAAGATACAGATATTGCATATCAGGATCAAGTTGACTATGCACATTCATTTCATTTGCATAGAGAACACAATCCATGTGATATGACAAGGCTCGGTTGACCATAAAAGGTTTGTAATCCTTCAGATCAATGTCA